CAGTATAGTATCTGACGAGGGAATAGATCATCAGACTCTTTCCGCTGCCCGTAGGCGAAAGTAAAAGTTTTCTATTATATTTTATGGCTTCATAGACTGCATTGTATTGATATGAGCGTGGAGTAATTCCCGCTCTGGTGATCTTGTCCATAAAAGTCTTGATGCCTGCAGGAGACACAAAGTCATTTGTCTCTTCAACATCACCATACCAATCATTTTTTTCATACTCGATTTGATATTGTCTTTCATCTGCCCATATTTGTAGGTGTTTCATCAGACCACCATAAAGTTCGCCTGTACCTGGGGAGTACAGACGAATGGTTCCGTCCCAGTATTTGTAACGTGGATTCTTCTTTAGAAACTTTGCTTCAGGAACCTCAAAAGAAAAATAGTCCGAGAGCTCATGATGAACATGAGGCTCAGCGGACTGGATGGTGACATATACTTCGTTTTTCTTTTTGATACTAAGGGTGGTCATCATTGTCCATTTACGAATTTCTCCCACTCAATGGCACTCTTGATCTGAAACCCTCGGTTAGAAATTTGCTTCATAACCTGATCTAACCAGTAAAGCATCTGGTCTAGATATTTGATCTTTGCTTCTAGGTTGATGATCTCGTCATCACTCTCTAGATAGACCTTCATCTTTTCGGAAGTCTTGATAGATGATCCAAATGGTTTGGCGGCGTAAGTCTTGGCGTCTGCTTCACCAGAGTAATACTCACGTTTCTCTTTTACCATTTTGCGGATCTCAAACTCCAGCGAGGTTTTGATCTGCTGAATGTCAGTGTAATGGTTTAAGTATTTATTATGCTGAAAAGGGATGTCTAAAGCGAGTTGCCCTAGATCTGTGGTATACTGTTTGTTCTTGAATTGGAAATCAACTGCAGAATCTTCTGTCCATTCTTCTCTCAAATTATCAAACTTATCACGTAGAGAATCAAAATTCATAGACTACCAAAACCTTCATCACGGAAAAATATTTCTTGGAATTTAAAACTTACAGATGCAGTAATATACTCCACATCGTTTACCGTAGCATTAAAGTTCACTCCTGTCAATGAGTAGGGGAACAAATTTTTGAATTCTACAATGTGGTTACCATTCATTGAAGATGACAGAATGTGTAACTGACCGTTGGTATAGTCTGGTTCGTATGGTGGAGCGGATCCTACCTCTCCTGCATTTCCATGCAGCATCATCCACTTACGAATTGCAGTATAGTTAACTAAGTCTTCGTCAATAATAAAATCTACAGTAAAGTCCCCAAAGGTGACACCACCTCCAGGGACAATAGGAAAGCTCCTAAAACGTGTAGGAACCTCAGTAGTAGGCATACTGATGTCAGGAATATTTGCGGACTGGCAGAAGAAATCTGTGCCCTCAAATTTTTCTAGTTTTAATAGAAACCCAATTGGGTTTAAGAAGTTCCTATTTTTAGGTTGCTCCTTATACCACTCAGCTGCCATGTCAACTTCCCAAGCTACCTAGTATTTATGGGTTGTCTGGATCTAGTCCCAATTCAATCAGATACTCTCTCCACCATAGTGGATCTTTTTTAGTTTTCCATTGAGGAACAGGCAATCCTTTCTCTGAGTAATACTCTTCTAGTGCAGCATCAATCTTCTCAGAAATTTCCAATTGCCTAATCCTCTTCTGTAGAACGTCCATTTGCATTGATGATTTCTTCCAGTTGTTTCCGAATATCTGCAGAACGTTTCTTATCACGTTCCGTATGCTTATACCCATATTTACCATGAAAGATAGCGTGACCTTGACATATCATAGTAATGCCAAAGACAAACAACAATATTGTTGCTAGCAATTCTATAACGTGATCTTGAGCCATGGCAGTAATGGTGGTATCACTCCAATAAGTCTAAGGAGACCTTCTGAAAAAAGACCTAGGATAAAAAATCCAACAAACATACTGATCATTCCAGCATTACGATTGTGCTTTCTTATAGCAGCATCAATCATCTCCTGCACTTCTTCTTTTGTTACTGTCTCTGGAGGATCAATTTTTTGTCCTTGCCAAATCCAATTCTTAGGAGACATCTTCGTTCTCCCAGAAGTCTGCCCAATCAGCAGGGGAGTCCGTAACATCTTCCCACCCTGGTTCATAGAGTGGGCATGGTTCTTCCATCATGGTGTCAATTTTCATTCTCGATACCCTGTTGTATAATAATTGATAGTCTTTATCCTGTGGATAATCGTTACCAGTCATCTTCTTCTTCGTCTTCGTCGTAAAACTCGTATGGTCCGTGTTGCATTTTCTTCAGTTTTTCAGTCTCAGCACGAAACGATGCAGTCTCTGTAATCCAGATAGCAAGTTTCATCACAATGAAGATCACCGCAAGGGGTGATAGGCACAATAGTAAAACTAGAGAAGGATTCATGATGAGTATTCTTGTAGAATATCTAGAACCATATTGAGACTGTGATGAGCACCGTTTAGCCACTCTTCACTTGCACCGTTGTACTTGCCTTCATATAGGTCCGTTTTCAGTTTAAGCACCCTGGCGTCGATGTCAACCTTCTGCATTCGTCCTCTTGGCATAAAGTTACCGCAAGTTATAATTCTATTTAAGCATAAAAAAAGGGACCCCGCAGGGTCCCTGTGTTGATATCGTAACCGTATCACATGAGGTTCTGAACGAGAACACGTCTGTAATACTGGTTGCGGGATGCAGTAAGTGTTTCTGCATCAGGGGTGCCGTTGCTCTGAACGACGAATGGGTTTGCAACCATACCGTAGCGGGTCTTAAAGCCAATCTTAGGCTGGAAGGTGCTAGGATCGATGCTGCGTAGCATCTGGAGGGGTACATATGGGCAGTAGAATAGACCTGCGTCATATGGGGAGGAACCCTTGTAACCAACAACATAGTAGTGGGTGTTGGAAACGTTAGCGGAATAAGGATCAACATAGACCTTGATTCTGCCGTTCATGGTGCCGACGAGGAGGTTTCCAGTGTCATCAACTTCACCGATGGAAGGACCACCAGCGCCAGTTAGACCAGAGGAATAGTCGAGGGTGCCAGACATAGCGAGTGCGGAAGCAACATCAGCAGAAGTGATGATGAAGTTGCCCTTTCCTCTACGAGTCTGCTGCGCGATTGCGTTAGCATCTCTTTCGATCTGGAACATGAGTCCCTTGAACTTCTCAACCGACCAACGACCGTTGGAGTCAACGTCGAGGTCAAACTTACCAGCAGCAGCAACGTTGTTCTGAGCACCAGGCTTAGCAACGGTGTAGACGGTACGGACGACTTCGCGGTTGATTTCAGCAAGGATCTCGCTGGAAAGAAGATTAGCAAGTTCCTGCTCAGCATCAAGACCGTGGATTGCCTTAAGGTCTTGTGCTAGTTCCAAAGTGTACTCAGCTTTGAGTGCTCTGGTGTTAGCAGTAACAGCAGTCTTCTCGATGCTGAAGCTCATTTCGTTGAATAGGGTTGCACCCGATCCTAGAGTTTCAGCGTCTTCTCTTGCAATACCTCTGAGTCCACGCTCATAGGTGCCACCGTCGTTAAGGAGACCAGGGTTAGCATCGGTGGTGCCACCGTCGCCAAGTGGGTTAACGTCGTCGGTTCCGAGAGGTGTGTTGTCGTATGCACCAGGACCTGCAGAAGATGCAGAGAAGTTCGCATCGGGCTCGTTGTAGAGTGCCTCAGCGCCTGCACGTAGTGCTCTGCTGTCATCCTGATAGTGGGACTTCATTGCGAAGATTAGACCAGTAGGACCAGACATAGGCTGGACACCACAGATGTCATATGCAACGAGGTTAGGCATTGCACGACGGATTAGGCTGATCATTACAGGGTCGAAACCTGCAAGTCCACCAGTCTTGGTGGTTAGACCAGAACCCGAGAGTGCGTCGCCGCTGATAGCACCAACAGTGTTGGATGCCTCGGTGATCATACCGCGATCTTCACGCATCGCGTTTTCGGTATTTTCTAACAGTACAGCGGTAACAGCCTTTCTATAGGAGTCTTTGATGGAGCCAGCGCCCTCATGACCTAGAACAGGTGCCCACTTTTCTGTTAGAGCTTGTGCGTTAAACATTTTTTGCTCCG